TACCACGTACACCAGTTGGCAGAGCCAGAGCTTTGTTAGGCTCAATCCAAGCTTGGAAGTTACCTTCAGCGTCATCGTAACCACCGATACCGGCGTCAATGAATACCAGACCCCAAAGTTCAACGAATCGGAAGTTGGCGTCATAGCCCGGAGCAGTACCCGGAGTCTTCAGCAGCAGCTTGTTGTAATCCTGTTGGAAGTACTTAACAGCCTCGGTAACGAATGGGTTGGTGTAAACAGCGTCGAAGAAGTCAGTACCGCACAGCAGAATCAGCTTGCTGTAGTTACCACCGTTAGCATGACGCAGAGCTTCACGCATCTTACGAATCAGTTCGGAACAGGTCTTACGTGGGTCTTTAGCACCAGTCAGTTCAATGTTGTGAGTCTGACGAGTAACACCCATTTCTTCGTAGAAGTCGATAGTGTCACCGTAGTTAGTTGCCAGAGCACCCGATGGAGCATATACTGTACCTGTGGTCAGCAGTTGCATCTTAGCCACATCGTGGGTCAGATCGAAAGCGTTGTTCAGGTAAGTCAGCTTCTCAATACGAACATCCATCACGGTTTCCAGACCAGCAGCTTCGTGGATGTTGTTCACTTTAGCAACACCGTCGATATCCTGTGGCTTGATCGCATCTTGCATTTCGAAGTTAGGAATCTTCAGCTGAATAAAGCCACGCTCTGGTTTGCTAACCATGGTGTCAGCTTTAGCTTCCCAGTTCTTATCTTTAATCAGATGGTTGCTATACTGAGTACGTTGAATCTCAATTTTCTTTTGAGTTACAAATACTTCTTCAAACAGACCAAGTTGATCGATGATGCTAATATTGCGGGGCAGTTCAACCAGAATCTCAGTCAGTTCAACATACTTACCTTGGCTCAGGCGATCAATATTCTTGTCGATAATCAGAGTCATTTATTCTTTCCTTTTGTAGAGTGAAGGGACTTAATTCAGTCCCTATAAATCAGTTTAATTAAGCAGTCAGATCAGATACGTCTGTCAGGACCAGAAGACCTTGGTTTGCCATGAGTTGAAGCAGCAGATCATAAGTAGTGGTCAGTACAGTCTTATAATTCTTCTTAATGTAGAATTCTTTGAATGCACCCTTGCGAATAACAATCGAGTTATACTTACCAGCAACAATCGCCTTCGGAATGAAGTCAGATTTGAAACCGTAGTGGTCACCCCAAACTACAGCGAATTCGTTAGTTGCAACTACGTCAGCATCAGCATCAATAACACTCCAAGCTACTGTAGGTGCCGAATCTTTCGGACGATGTACAATAGTACCCAGTGGCAGTGCTGTAACAAGTGGAGTGATGTTTGCGTTCTCATTGCCGAACTTATAGGCAGGGTGGTCAATAACCAGATCGGAAGCGTAAGTACCGAATTTCAGTTCAGTGAAAGCCATGTTTTAATTCCTCTAAATAAATGTTTGTGATTAACGGCGAACAGCTTTGGCAGCAGCTACACCGGCAGCTTTCAGAGTTTCAACAGCATCTGGTTCAGCGTCATCTAGAACACCTTCCTGACCTACTGGTTTAAACTCTTCAGCACGGGCATTCTTTACAGCAGCCAGTTGATCTACCATGAAAGCAAAGGCACCGTCATCCAGAGCACTCATATTGGTAAGATATGTTGGAACATCAGCAATGGGCAGAACTTCAGCAAGAGCAGCTTCACGCTTAGCCAGAGCAGCTACAGCAGCAGCAGCTGCAGCTTCTTCCTGTGCTTTCACAAAGTCAGCCAGTTGAGCAGTCAGTGCTTCATTAGCAGCCAGTGCGGTTTGCAGTTGTGCACCCAGTGTTGCAACCTGTTCGGTTTGTGCTTCAAGTTGCACAGTCAGTTCTTCAAGTTTAGCCATTTCAGCTTTGTCCTCTTTAGTGTTAAGTTTGAAGGCGGAAAGGCCCATTTCTTTATCCTCAATGTTTGTTTGGGCAACGTCTGCCACATATTCATAAAACTCTTCGATAGTCATAACCTTATCGGCAAGACCAAGCTTGATAGCTTCTTCAGCCATAAACACATTTGCTTCCGTGTCTTTAACAGCTTGAACATCAAGAGAACGGTGAGTTGCTACGTGTGTGGTGAAACTCTCGTACAATGTATCTACTTGTTCTTGCAAACGATCAATGAACGCTTCAGTAAATGCACCGTCTTTGTCATACGGAACTTTGTCTTTACCCGCAGTAATGAAGGTACGTTCGTAACCAATCTTTTCAAGATACTTGCTATCGTTGTACAATTGAATCAATACACCAATCGAACCGACAAGACTGTCACTCGACATGATGATTTCATCAGCAATACAAGAGATACCGTAAGCAGCAGAAGCAGACATACCGTCTACATAAGCAATGATCTTAATACCATTCTCATTGGCAAGATTGCGGATATAGTTTGCACTATCAATCATTGCCTGAGCTTGACCACCACCAGAGTCAACCATCATGGAAACTGTTTTAGCTCCCTTTTCCACGAAGTAGTTCATTTGTTCTTTAAGCATTTCATAGCTTGTACCACCACAATATGCTTCCCAACCAGTGGTGCGATATGTGAGTGGACCAGAGATATGCATTACACCTGTTTTAGTTTCAGGAATGTAACGATGATCCCAGCTAGTTTCTGCTTCAGCTTGAGGACCGATAATATCGGCGTTACCCTCAATGCGTTGGTTAACGTACTCAAGAATACCGTTAAAGGTATTCTCTTCAATAAGATGAGGTTTGTTAACCAACGACGATTTAATTCTTACAAGTGAATGTGCCATTTATTTGCTCCCTTTGTTAGCTGTGTTTGCATCACCTTTCTCCCCTGTACCTTTACCGTTCGTGTTACTCATACCTTCTTTCATACCACCTCCAGCTTCAGAGGTGAAGTTAGTCATCATTTCACGAAGCTTTTCAGGTTCAATGTCATCAGGGACACGGTAATCAATACCAACACGGGCGAGAACAAAGTTAACAACTTCAGGTACAAGCGGGATCAAGCCGGTTGCTGCGGTTTGTTGCAGGAACTTACCTACACTTTCAAGCGACTCACTATTCGGCAGATCAAAGTCAAAGTAAGGCATGATATCTGTAGGCCATTTGTTCTGTTCAAACAAGGTCTTGACTAGCTTGTGATTAAGCTGGTCTTTAATCTCATTCAAACGACTCTTAACGGCCATGTCGATAATGCTTACTTTCGATTCAGCAAGCGAGTAACTACCACCAGAACCACTACCAAGCGACAACACATCAGCAAACAATGCTACTTGAATCTCACGGGTATAACGTGCAATAATTGCATTTACATCGTAAGACTTAGTACCAGAAATGTTCTTAATCTCAAAGTCAAACATCTTGTTCCCTTCACTGTCTAACAGCATAGGGAGGATGAAACCACTTTGTTTAGCTTGGTGTGCTTTCTCCATCATGCGGGTATACATGTTGAAAGATGCTTCCCGATCAGGGTCACGATTCTCTACAAGATACTCAGGAGGTAGGAAAAGAATCTTAAATGCGTTGTTGTCTTGTGCAACACCAATCGCTTCAGACTCTTGATACGCTTGTTTCATTTTCCAAGGTTGCCATGCGGAAACCAATGGTGATGTACCCGATGGGCTATCATTCTGTGGATTGTGGCGGAAGTGCAAACACTTCTTCATTGGTACGTATTTAACGTCAGTCTTTTGTTGACCTTCTACCCGAAGAATTTCCCAACCATCATGAACAATCATGTCTTTACCATCTTCAACAGGGTAAATAACACGTTGGTCAAAACCGTCAATTTCACGACCCTTATCTTTCCAGTACCATTTTACGATAGTACCTTGGGAACGTGGGGAAAGTGCTTCAATACCTACCAAACCATCATTATACTTACTACCATACTTGTAGTTGCGGAAACGCAAAACCATTTCAAGGATGGAGAACCCATAACGGTTGAACGTAGTAGCATTCTTGATACCATATGTCCAACTGTGTCGCATGTCATCCATGCACTGGGTTAGAAACTCTTGTTGAGCTTTAAGCGTTGCCTCACGCTCTTTAGGAACACCTTTAGGAATCTTTACTTTCCACTGTGCTTCTGCTACCTTACCTTCTACAAATTCAAGTGCAGGGGCGATAGTACCATCATTAGCCATTTGGTTTACTGTTTTGAACATTCGTGGCCAACGCAATTCAGCTTTGCATTCATCGAATACTTGACCACCAAGTGTAACCAAACCAGTGTAGCCTGTTTCGCCATATACAATGGCAGGGGCTTTACCATCCCCTTGCTCTAAGGAGACTTTCTTTTCAGATTCTTTCTTCGCCATATGGCAAAATCTCCTTATCCAAAGGGTGTGTTATTTGACAGGTTAACCGAACCTAATGCAGAAGCCATGTTCGGGATATTGATTCGTTGTGCAAGAACAGCAGTAGCATCGCTAATGGCATCGACCATATCATCGTGACCACTTTCACCAGTCTTTCTCAAACCGTTAAATGCTTCAAGTTCTTTGTACATGAATCCGTTGTTAGATTGAATGTTATTCTCTAAGTCATACGCACAACCTTTGAGGAATTGTACATGACCATTCATGGCCAACGAAGAGAAAGGTCTAAATCTATCCAACTTTGATTTGCTTGTTTTCAATGTCCGTACTCGGTAACCACGTTCACTAATCGCCCTTGTAAACAACGATGTAGAGGCCTTAGCTGCTGCACCGGGATCAAGAGGAATAATAATGTCAACGTCCATACCGTCTCTAGCACCATTCTCTAACACGAAGCTTTCCCAGTCACCGAAGAGCATACGTTTCCGTACAACTTCGTGAATGAAATAACCGCCCTTTTTCAGCTTGCTCATTTTCACACATGCTGTATAGTCAGGGGATGGGTTAGCATCGGACTTTAAAGTACCTGCAAAGTCATACGCTCGTACCGTTTTCAGAATCTCACTCTTAGGAGGTTCTACAATGGCTTCTTCACCACACCATGAACGCTGGAAGTACGTACTGTTCGCCTCACGGGCAGTCCAGTCACCAAGCAGCAAACGACGACGTTCTACATCAGGAAGAGCTTCCAGAGCAGCCTTATAGCCGGGGTTTGTACGCATAAGCGTTGGGTTGTCATAGATAGTACCAAGCAACACTTGGAACGAAATAGGACGCGGTTGAAGGTCATCGTCATCAGGTAGATCATGACGCTTGTACTTCTGATATAGTTCGTCATACGAATCACCCCATACCAATTCACCGCCATAGCGGAGCAGGTAACGAGTAATACCGTTTTTCTCAGGATCAGGAAGACCGTGCTCAGGGTGACCTTCTGGATACAACCACCAGCTTACCCAATCGAATAGGAAGCTATCAGGATCAGGGTTACAACTAACCCACATACAAGCTTCAATCTTCTTACCTGTAACAGGATCAACACCCATGTCAGCTTCAGTACGAAGTCGAGAGAACAACCACCACAGGTGATGCTCTTCAGCATGTGTACCTTCGTCATAGAATACAGAAGAAAGCTCAAGACCTTGATAAAGGTTTTCAGCACTGTCGTTCTCATAATGCGAGAAACTAATTGATGCACCACTTGGGAACACCAACTTTTGATCTTTTAATTTACGCTCAATCTTACCCGGAAATACCTTAGAATAAAGTCGGAAAGCTTGCTCATACAAACCACCCGCTTTCATAATTGCCGTGGAGTTCTTACGAATACAGAAACCACGATAGTTAGGATCATGTACCCAGCGAAGGTGACGCATCAAACCAACATAGCTCTTTGAACTACCGGCTGCACCACCAACTACCAGAATCTTTGCATTGGACTTTAAGTATTTCTCTTGGAAAGGAGATTGAGGTTGTACAATGTCAGCCATTGTCTCTTCCTCTTATAGTTGTGTATGATAATAGAAAATATCTATTTTGTCAATACCTTTGATAGATTTATTTAACAAATTTAGCAAGATAATCAGAAGTCATCTTTGCACGACGCT